CTATGGGAAATTGGTCAGCAAGGAACGGTGTCAGGTGACTGCTTTATCAAGGTGGCTTACGAAGAGGCCTATGTTGACCCTGCTGGGCGTAAGCACCCTGGTCGGGTTCGTATACTTCCTCTTAATTCTTCTTTTGCTTTCCCCGAGTTCCATCCACATGACCGCGAGCGCCTTATTCGTTTTAAGCTTAAGTATCGCTTTTGGGGTACTTCACTTGAGGGTACTCGTCAAGTATTTACCTACACGGAAATCTTAACTGATGACATCATTGAAGAGTACATCAACGACGAGCTTATTGACTCGCGCCCTAACCCACTTGGTACTATCCCCGTTGTACATATTCCGAATGTTCGTATTAGTGGCAGCCCTTGGGGTCTCGCTGATTGCTATGACATTATCAATATTAACCGAGCTTACAATGAAACTGCTACAGACATTGCTGACATTGTTAATTACCACGCGGCGCCAGTCACCGTCATCATCGGTGCTAAAGCTTCTCAACTTGAGAAAGGCGCTAATAAAGTTTGGGGCGGATTACCAAAAGACGCAAGAGTAGAGAACCTTGAAGGTGGCTCACAGGGTCTTAAGGGTGCTATGGAATTTCTTGCAATGATGAAGAAGTCCATGCACGAAATGATCGGCGTACCAGAAACAGCTTTAGGGCAAGCACAACCCATTTCTAATACATCAGGTGTGGCCCTATCTATTCAGTTCCAGCCTTTGATGAACCGCTACCACCAGAAGATCATTCAATACGCTCACGGTCTTGAGCGCGTAAATGAGTTGATCCTGCTTAACCTTGCTCTTAAGGAGCCAGAGACCTTTACTTGGGACCCTAACGCAAGTACTACCCCATTAAAGCAGGGTCAGCTAGCGCAGTTAGATTTTAACGATCCTCTTACATATCGCTCTTATGTACACTTCCCACAACCACTCCCATTAGATAAGTTGATCGCTCTTAATGAGATCCAAAGCAAGCTTTCTCTTGGCCTTGAGTCTAAGGAAGGCGCGTTGCGCTCACTTGGCGAAGAGTTCCCAGCAGAGAAGCTCACAGAGATTCGTCAAGAACTTCAAGATGATGCTATGGCCGATGGTGCTCTTAAGCTCATCCAAACTCAGATTGAGCAGGATATTGTCACACTTACTGGTGCTCAACCAGGGGCAGCTGGCAAACCTTCTACTCCAATAACAGGTACTGGCGCCGCTGGCGGAGAAGTACCAATGCAACCTACTGAACCAGTAGTGCTTGATGAGGCAACAGTTGCGGCCCAGATGGGTGACCAGCAACTACGAGTACGCCTCGTAACCGATGCTTACGGAACACAACTTCCACAACGAAGGGTGCCGCAAGACTACGAGAAATAAAGCTATTTAGGCTGACATTCTCGTAGTAAATTGTCAAAATAAAGACAGTAAAACTCGTTAGGTCATATGTGCTACGCCGCAAGGCATTCGGAAAACGACCCCTAGGATGTAAGGAAATAAGCATGTCAGAAACAGCAGAACAAATGGCATCAGCTTTTGAAGCCGAAGCCAATGTAGCTCCAGTCGTAAATGTGTCGGGCGTTGACGCGCCTACTGTTACTACTACGGAACTAGTTAGCAATCAGAAGTTTTATACAGATGAAGATCTAGCTAAGGTCCGTTCTCAGGAGAAAGATAAACTCTATCCAGAGATTGAAAGATTGAAGGAAGAAGTTCTATCTCTTAAGAAAGATAAAGAAGAAAAAGCCGCTCGTAAGGCAGCCGAAGATGCTGAGAAGCTATCTAAGAAGGCAGCTAAAGAGAAAGCTCAGCTTGAGAATGACTTGGACGCCAAGGAACTTCTTAAGATTAAAGAGCAAGAGTGGCAAGAGCAGTTGGAGCGCGAGCGTAACGAACGCGAACGAGCCTTCGCTCTTCTGGAGCGCGAGAAAGAATTTGCTAATCTGCAGTCTTATCGCCAGCAATTGCTTGAAACAGAACGTGACAACATCATGCCTCAGCTAGTTGACTTTGTTCAGGGTAATACCCCAGAAGAGTTAGCTCAGAGCGTAGAGAGTTTGAAAGAACGAACTGCAAGCATTCTGGAATCTGCACAAGCTGCTCTCCAGCAGCAGCGCAGAGATATGCGTGGTACAAGTGCAACTTTGCCACCAGCTGGACCACTGGAAACTAATTCGGAGCAACGTATGCCTACGGCTGAAGAAATTGCAGCCATGCCGATGAACGAATACGCAAAATATCGCAGTCGTATCTTGAGCCCAGGTGCTCAAGGTAAGAGTCGCGGACTACTGGGTTAAAACAAAAACCTACAAACTACTATCAAGGAGTCATAGCTAAATGGCATCAAGTATTACAGGTACCGGCAACCTTGCCGCGTCACCAACAGCGTACTCAGGTACCAACACCCAGCTAACTCAGGCGATTCAGACAATCTGGTCTAAGGAAATTCTTTTCCAGGCCATGCCAATCCTTCGCTTTGAGCAGTTCGCAGTCAAGAAGACTGAACTCGGTGTTGCTCCTGGTCTTCAGATCAACTTCATGCGTTACAACAACCTCGGATTCGCTTCACCTCTCGTTGAAGGTGTCCGTATGACAACTAACGCTCTTACAGCACAGCAGTTCTCAATCACAGTATCAGAGCATGGTTATGCTTTGGCTGTTTCTGAGCTCTTGCTCAATGCTTCATTTGATGACGTAATGGCTTCAGCCTCACGTCTTCTCGGTCGTAACATGGCTATCTACCTAGATCAGCTCTCACGCGACACACTCTACGCGGCTACTTCAACCATCTACGGTGAAGACCGCTCAAACCTCTCAGCTGTCAACAACTGGTATGCCTATGGCACAACAGCTGCTGCTCGCGCTGATATGACAGGTAACTACTTCCTTACACCACACACTGTTAAGGATGCAGTTGAGACACTAAGCACCAAGAACATCCCACGGTTGGGCGAGACATATGTCTGCTTCGTTCACCCACACCAGAGCCGTAAGCTCCGTGACAATCCAGAGTTCATTGAAGTCACTAAGTACGCTGCTCCAGGTAACTTCATGCTTGGTGAAATCGGCCGTCTCTATGACTGCGTATTCATTGAGACCACTCAGGTTCTTAAGGTCGCTGGCGGTGCTGGTAACAGCTACACCACTGACACAGCTGTTGCTAACCCAACAGTAACACCTGGTGGAGGATACCTCACACCTGCTACCTACACAGGTAACGGTGGATCTGACCGCTACTCAGCTATCTTCATTGGAGATAACGCATTCGGTCACGCTATCTCACTCCCAGTTGAGCTCCGCGATGGCGGTATCCTTGACTTCGGTCGTGAGCATGCACTTGCTTGGTACTCAATCTTCGGCCTTGGTCTTATCACTGACCAGTCTGTAATCATTGCAGAAACCAACTAATATAACTAAATAGCTTAAAGGGCGGGGGCTTCGGCCCCCGTCTTATCTAACCGAGTTACTAATATGGAGGATTTAATGGCTAAAGCAAAGCCCACTGACGCAACAGGCGTCATGCGCGAACAGCTCTTAGAGCAGAACGCACAAGCACTTGAAGAACGAGCAGCAGAGATGTCTATGGCTACGGCTCAGGCAAAAGTAAAGCTTGAGACAGAAGTTATTGACGCTACTGTTCCAGACCGTCAAACAGTAATTGTTGACGAAGTTATTACTGTCGGAAAAGAAGATGACAGTGTAGAGATCCGCGTTATTGAGAACATTGAGAATATGACTCTTGGCGCTGGAAACACATATAGCTTCAGGGCAGGTCAGAAGTACAAAGTGACTAAGCAGGTAGCAAATCACCTTAAGGAAAAAGGTTACCTCGCAGGAGTTCTCTAAGAGATACTTAGCGGAGTGGGCGGCCTTTAGGGGCCGCTTCTTCGTTTATAGAAGTATCATTGTTTATGTAATGTGAGGAGCACTGCGTGGCATATATGAATGACCTGGTTTATCGGGTCCGCCTTGAATTAGGTGACCAGCCACAGCAATTTACATATAACTCTGTAGGCGACGGGTATACCTCAGATTATCCTATGCCTTGTAAGCCTATTGATATTAATACCTTAGCCGTCTATGTTAACGGCAGCCCAGTGGCTTATCCGACTGGCTACACAGCAGAATTTGACCTAGGCGTCATCCACTTTGTTCATACCCCAGCAGCAGGGGCAAGCATTCTTGTAACAGGTAATAAGTTCCGTTACTTTACAGATGATGATATTTGTACTTTTATCACCACGGCAATAGAACAACACACATATAACCGCACAGATGCTTTTGGGTCTAAGGTAACTGTACGCTCTCTTGAGGCGGTAGAAGAGTACCCGCTTGCTATTCTTGCTGTGATTGAGGCGCTTTGGGTTCTTGCTACAGACTCTGCTTTTGATATTAACATTACCGCGCCAGACGGCGTAACAATCCCACGGGCACAGCGTTATCAACAGTTAACAGGTATTATTGCTCAGCGCTGGGAACAGTATCGTACCCTTTGTGCTCAGCTTAATATTGGTCTATGGCGCATTGAGATGGGTACTCTTCGCCGCGTATCACGTACAACTAATAAACTTATCCCTGTATATATTGCGCAAGAAGTAGATGATTCACGTCGTCCAGAGCGCGTATATCTACAGAACGATCTAACTGGTCGTCGGGTACTACCTAGCTATGTTGAAGTACAAGACATTATCCTCTACCAGGGCGA